ACGGTTTCTGAACCGGTATCGGCAGCGAAAACGACAACATTCTCTTGAACTTCGTGACCTCCAACGGGGAGATTGTCAAGGACGCCCTGGATATGTGATAGAACCGACTCCAGGATTTCACGGGCTTCGCCCGGATTGTTCTTGGCAAGCTTGCGGCAAATGTCCTCGATGCGGCTGCGGTGAGTCTCTACCTGTTTATCCCAGGTCGTGACCCCTCGGGTTTCGTTGATTATCTTGCGCATCTTGTCTTTGGAGATATCGTGCAGATCAACGGTGCGGATATCTCCACCGGTATTCATGAAGGTGAATATCGTGGACTTGGCGGTACGAGCAAACACGCAGCGTCGATGAATCTCGTTCCTGCGCCGCTTCAGTTCCAGTTCGTCGGCGCCGACGAGGGCCACGTCGTCCGTGGTAACGCCGCGCACCACGGCGTCATAGTACGGCTTGGCAATCGCTTCCAAGGTCTGAAGCTGGGCGCCCTTGAAGTTGGGGTACTTTTTGCGGCCTTTGCCCAAGACTTTCTGGCATCCAGCAATCAAAGCCTTGAAGTACGATGTGGTGATTGAACCAAAAACACCGGCCGTTTCGACGTAGGAGGCGGCCAGTTGTTCTATTTGTGCCTCCGTTGCAAGATAGTTTGCTTCACGGATCTCATCAACAATCGTGGTCATAAATGCTCCTTTGCGTAAATTCCAGGCTGGAAGATATCCCACCCTGAGCGTGAGTACAATATCTTCCCTTAAAATAATCTAAGGTTAAACCTCATGGATCACCTTAAAAAACCCTACAAACTACAATATTATCAAGAACGTCTGATTACAATCATGGAACACCATGAGGATTTAAACTATTCAGAAGATCCCGAAACGCTGTATGTGCCCGAAATCACCCCTGCGGGTCAGGGCAGTGTAATGCCTAAGCTTGATCTGGGAGTTCAAGCGTTGATCGTCCTCATGGGCGCAACGGTGCGATGGAACTGGAATTTTTGGCAGCTTAAGCGTCGCTGTGACACTAGGTATATACACTTGGCTGCGTTTGCACCGTTTGAGGAGTGGCAGCTTTTGCTCTGTGGTAAAGTTCAATAACTATGACCCGTCCACGCATCGGTGATCGTCTTAGAATCAACTTCTATTTTGACGCTCAAATCTTTGAAGCGATGCAAAAAATCGCGGCCCTGCAAAATACCACTTACAGCGAACTCATTCGCGTGGCGTGCCGCGAGTATGTAATCCGCGAAGCCCCTGGCGTGATGCGCGGTGCGAGCGCCATTTCGCGAGTGTGTTCCCAGGAACCAAAACCTTGAGTCAAGCCTACGGCAAAACGATCAAATGGCCGGTCCCGCCTTTGGATCGTGTGGCCGTGCCTACGGAGCCGGCTATTGTGGCGATCTGCCAAAAAGCGCTCTGCGTGGTCTCTCTGGGACACAACTGTTATATCTTGACTAATGTGTATGGCGATGAAGCCGAAGTGCCTTATGGGGCTTTAATCCCCGACTGGGAACGTATCGCCTACGGACTCTTGGCAAAAGCCCTGCGAGAAACACCGAGCGCCAAAGGTCCCGAGCGCCGAGGTCGCGGAAGCGACCCAAGCGAGTAAACAATCATGCAAGACATGTTTGAAATCGAAGAAACCAGTCAAGAAGCCACCGAAGGCGTCAATGGCGTCGATGCGCGCTTAATCTGGGATCTGGTATCGAACATGCGCCCGGCCGCCGAGATCTTGAAAAACTACGGCTTGAGCCCCGGCGATCTGGCCGTCAAAGCCCAGAACGAACTTTTCACGAGTGCCTATCGCGAGGCGCAGCGGCTGTGGAAATCCGATATGAACATTCAGCAGAGAATACGGCTCAAGGCCGCGTTCTTGCTGGAAGATTCATTGCCAAGATTGTTTCAGATCGTGACTTCGGATAACCCCGTGAACGCTAAGCTCAATGCCATCGAGCAACTACAAAAAATCGCCATCGTTACCAACGATCCCAAGAAGGGGGACTCGATGGAAAAACATAACATCACGATCAACATTGGTGGTGCCGCACCGCCGATCAACGTCGTTGCGGAGGTCCCCCATGGAACAACCCCCTTCAGCGGATAAAGAATCCCCGCATGACGAGGACGTAAGTTCGAGCGTGCAAAATCAACCAGAATTTCCGCGAGGTCCGACTAAGCCGGGTAAGGTCTATTGCATGGAGTCGCCGTTTGGCGAGATGGTATGCATCATGTCCGAGCCTACGTGGTTAGAGTTTGCCACTCGCCAAGAGTCGATGCGACAGATGCTCGCCAAGCAGGATTCGCGCATCAAAGAACTCTTGGCTGAGAATGCGGCGGCGAATATTTTAACGGCGGACTCGCAGCGGCGGCTCGATAATATTCGTCATGCACGCCGGCAGGAACTGCGCCGCCGCATCGAACCCGAGGTCAAAGAACTCCTGTTGCCCAACGACGAAGACTTCGCGGTGCCCGATAAGCGGAAGAATTAAAATGTCAGACAAGGTGATTTCTATTTCGGATTTTCAAACGAAGAAACCGGAGTGGGTATTTGAATGCCCCTGTGGAAGTCAGATATTTTTTTTACTGTATGACGGCATGATCGAGTGTCGGTCTTGTAAGCAAGTCAAAGAGCGAATCGAGTGGACGTTTCGTAAGGGCGAAGCCCCTGAGTGATTTAAATTATACGGCGCCCCCGACCCTTGCGCGGTTCATGCAGTCAGACAAACGCATCCGCATAATCAGGGGTCCGGTCGGCTCTGGTAAATCATCGGGGATGGTGATCGAGCTATTACGCCGCGCAGTCCAGCAAGAACCGGACCCGGTGGATAAAGTCCGCCGTACGCGCTTCGTGATTGTGCGCAATACGATGCCGCAGTTGAAAACCACCAGTATGAAAACCATCAGCGAACTGCTTCGCGGGGTGGCTTCTTATCGGGCGCAGGATCATAGCTTCGAAATCAAGTTTGGCGATATCGAATCGGAGTGGATATGTACCCCGCTCGACACGGCCGAAAACGTACAACGTTTGCTCTCTTTGGATCTGACGGCGGGTTGGCTAAGCGAGATCCGCGAGTTGCCCGTACAGATTCTGCTGGATGTGTTATCCCGTTGCGGCCGATACCCATCTATGCGCAACGGTGGCCCAACTTGGTACGGAGTTATAGGGGAGACCAACTCGTTCAGCGAAGACTCGCCGTGGAACCAAGTTTTAGAAGAACGTGACTTATTGGGTAAACCGTTACCCGCGACGTGGGATTATTTCGTACAACCGGGAGCGCGGGATGTCTACGCCGAAAACCGTGAGCACTTGGTCCCTGGTTATTACGAAGATCTGATAGAGAGTAATTCCAAAGAGTGGGTGGGACAGTACATCGACAACCTCATCACGCCTTCTCTTTCGGGAGAAGCTGTGTATAGAGCGAGTTTCAGAACAGACTTTCATGTCGCCAAACAAGCGCTTATCCCCATTCCGGGGACCATGCTGATTCTGGGGATGGATTTTGGGCGCAATCCGGCGTGTGTGATAACCCAGATGGACCCCCGTGGACGACTCGTCGTGTTGGATGAACTCATAGAATCCGGGATGGGGTGCGAGCAATTCATCACGACGAGGCTGCGGCCTTTGTTGTCGCAGCCTAAATATAATCGGCTTCCCGCCGGCGTGGTCGGTGATCCTTCGGGGGTATCCCGTGGTCAAATCGGCGAAGAATCGGTGTTCGGCATGATGAAGCGCTTGGGGTTATCTTCACAGCCAGCGCAGACTAACAGTATCGAACCGCGCCTGCGGTCGGTCGAGAAATGGCTACTCGGGCAGCGTGACGGCGGTGCGGCTTTGTTGATTGATCCAGGGTGCAAAACCCTGATCTTGGGGTTTCAGTCTCGGTATCGCTATGCGCGCAATAAAGGAGGCATTTTGCAGGCTGTTCCTGAGAAGCTGCACCCCTGGTCGGACATTCATGATGCGATGCAATATGCCGCCTTGGGAATGTCGGGGACCGTTCTAGGCAGGCTCATTAAGGTGCGCCGTCCCGAAGAGCCAAGAATTTCTAGCAAAGCGTGGACTTAAAGCACACACTGGAGCATTCATCCACTCTTGGGGGTTGCCTGTCATGACTTTTGTAGCCAAAACTAAGTTGCACATTTCCGTGGCTTTTGGGCCTGCGGTTCCGAGTGCCACTCCCGCCGCCTATCGCAATTCCTCCGTGGTCGTGACCGATCATACGGGTAAGCCGCAGCCGCCGGTATATATCACCCCGGACCATGCCGAGCTTGAGGCGCTAGTAGATACGGGTGGCGGCGGCAATGTAGTCGTCACCGACTACGATCTTGACGGCAAGGTCTTGAACACGCAGACACAGGAATTTACCCAGGAAGGAATCATTCTTGGGTATAAGCCGGCGATGACCATCAATATCACGGCGACCAAGCCCGCACCGATCCCTGCGGGCACCGTACGGGGTCCTGCGACCACCGGCATCTATGCGACGCCTGCGGGCGTACCCGCGCCCGGCGAGCCCGTGCATGGGTACCATCAGACCGGCCAGACGCCGACACCTGGGCAAACCCCGGCTCATGTAACTCAACCTGTGCCGCCCGCGCCGCACGCTTGAATTTAAGTGGGCGCAATCCCGGTAGGGACCGACTATCCCGGCAAAGGGTATCTAGGCTCGCCGGGAAGGGGTCCGACTATGGGCGCCAATGTGGGCGCCTCGGGTCGGGAAGTCTCTCCTATTCCTGGCGTTTTTGACGGCTCTAGCCCTTCGTCCTCCAAGACCGCGAAAACTAAAAAGCGCGATAACTCCTTGGAGCCCATGCGCCATCAAGGCCGTGGGCTCTTAAAAGTCATTTCCAACGATGAATTATTTTCCGCCGAGCAAAAATCCCGCGATCTATCCAAGGCCGATGATGAGGTTATCTCGGATCTGGCAAACCATATCCGGGAACGGTTTGAAAAAGCGGTCAGGCATCGGCGCGTTATTTCTATTGACGATGAATTGATTCGCGATATGCGGGCGTATTGCGGTCAGTACGATCCGGGGCAGTTGCAAGAAATAGA